AATGGTATGCAATTTGATACTTTAGATAACTTACCAAAAGAAAAAACACTTTACAAAGTAGGTGTGGATAACGGAGTAAATTTTGTTGTTTATATCCCTGAACACAACTCTGTTAGAACATTGGGTTTTTGGGAATATGCAGGATTAGGTCTAAAAAAATATCTTAACTATAAAGTAAAAGACCAACTTGAAAAACTAGGTGTTCTTTAAAGATTTGTTAGTATGTCTTTATGGCAACTAAAAACAATTTCCAAATAAATGGAATGACTCAGATTAAACGTAAATTACAAAACGCAGGTTTCACTCTTATACCTTTGCGTCATCTTATGAATGAACACTCAGAAGCTATTGTTGAAGAAGCTAAGAAGGTCGTCCCTGTTGATACTGGTAAATTACAGAAATCTATTAAGGCTAAGAATGTTGCTATGCGAGGAAGGTTGCCTACATCAGTCAAAGTAGAAGCAACTGCACCACATTCAGCTTTTGTACACGGAAACTTTAAAAGACTTCCTAATGGTTATAAGTTACCACCAAAGAAGAATAGAAAAAATTGGGGTGGTGCTAACTGGAGAACAAAACCACATTATCCACCAATACAACCAATAGAAGAATGGGCTAGTCGAAAAACAGATGTCAACCCTTATTCTGTGGTAAACTCCATTAACGAGAGAGGAACTCCCTTAGTTCCATTCTTACTTATAGCTGAAAAGAACACAAGAAAAGAGCGTAGGAAAATAACACGCAAAGTTTCAGCAGAGATTTCTTTGGCTTGGAAATTAAAAAAGTAAGGCTAAGATAAGGAGAGATATGTCAAAGTATGGAACTGGTGGCAGTAAGCCGTCAAGAACAAGACGTAGTAGAAGAAGGACAGGTAAAAAGTAAATGGCTTTTATACACGGTAAAGATACCAAAGTTTTTATGGACTCAACAGATTTGAGTTCTTATTTAAGTTCTGCTGACCCAAGTAGAACAGTTGATGTTGGAGAGACAACCACTTTTGGTAGCTCTAACAAAACATTCGTTGCAGGAGAAAAGGACGCAACAGTTTCCTTCTCAGGATTTTTTGACGCTACTGCTGACAATATCATTCAAGGTCTAGTCGGTGCTAATGATAAAGTAGCTCTTATAGGATTTGACGGTGTTGACGCAACAGATGATTGTATGTTCGGCAAAGGTGTAACAACTAACTATGGGATTTCTAGTCCTGTTGGAGATGTTGTTGCAGTTACCTTTGACTTACAAGCAAGTGGATTTTTTAGTGGAAGCGTTTTAGAAAATGCTACTGTTACTGCAACAGGTAACGGAACTGCTAGAGATAATGCTAGCTCTACTGCCAATGGTGGTGGTGCTTTTATAATTGCAACATCAGTATCAGGAACAAGTACGCCTACGTTGACTGCTAAGATTACACACTCAGCAGATAACTCAACATACGCAGACCTTGTATCTTTTACTGCTTTGACATCAGCAGGTGCAGAAGTTAAAGAAGTAGCAAGTGGCACAACAGTAAATCGATACTTAAAAGTCGTTTATACTGTTAGTGGAACAAACCCAAGTTTCAATGTTATAGTTGGATTTGGAAGAAATAATTAAAAGGAGAATATATGGCATTTGTACACGGTAAAGATTCAGTTTTCAAACTTGATAACTCAGGTGGGTCATTAACTGATATTTCTAGCTATGTTAACAATGTTGATTTTCCTGAAACATCAGATGTATCTGAAACTACAACACTAGGTGCAGATAATAAAACATATATCGCAGGTCTTAAAGACGCAACAATTGGATTGTCAGGTCTTTGGGATAGTACTGCTGACGCTATATTTGGTGCAGTTGTTGGTCAATCAGCAACTCTATCTTTTGAATATAGTCCTGAAGGAACAGGCTCAGGTGCAGTTAAATATACAGGAGAAGCAATTTTAACTTCTTATGCTATATCTAGCCCAGTAGGAGATGTCGTAGGATATTCTGCCGATATGCAAGTTTCAGGTGCAATCACTCGTGGTACACATTAGTAAGTAAAAAGGAGAGCTAGACGTATGGCTAAAATTTTAAACTTAGATGACATTAAGTCATTACCTGATGTGCCAACCAAGACTATTGATATTCCACAATGGAATGTCTCTATCAAGGTAAAAGGCATATCTAAAAAAATGCAAATCGAATTAGGTCGATTAATCAATGGCGAACAAACAGACGCTTTTGATTATCAAAAAGCACTTCTCATAGCAAGTGTGGTCGAGCCTAAGTTAACCGAAGAATCAATAGATGAACTGTATGAAAAAGACGCAACAGTTATTGATTTAATATTTGCAGAACTTAATACACTTAACGGTGTAGGAAGCGAGATTGAGTCGGCACTAGCCGAAGATTTCAAAAGCTAACCCTGACTTAGTATTTCAATTCAGATTAGCTCGTGACTTAAGAATGACAGTTGGCGAATTGCGAACTAAAATGTCATCATTAGAGTATTCTCAATGGGCTACATACTACTATGTAGAACAACAAGAGAGGAACAAACAACGAGCTATGGCAGAAGCAGAAGCTAAGAAAAGGAAACAAAGATAATGGGTAGTTCAAATATCCTAATTAAACTTGTCCTAGAAGGATTTACAAAAGCTAAAGCCCAAATGAACAACTTGGGTAAGACTACTGACGACTCATCAGGGAAATTAAATAAGTTTGGTGCAGTAGCTAAAGTTGGTGCTATTGCCGTTGGTACAGTCCTTGTTAAAGCCTTAGCAAGTGCAACAAGAGAGTTCATAGAGTTCGAGGATAAACTCAACCAATCTCTTGCCATAATGAAAACAACAGAAGAACAACAGATTGCTATGGGCAGGTCTGCTAGACAAGTTGCAATTGAAACAAGAATTAGTGCTGATGAATCAGCAGAAGCATTCTTTTTCTTAGCGTCAGCAGGTTTAGACGCAGAACAATCTATACAAGCATTACCACAAGTTTCTAAATTCGCACAAGCAGGTATGTTTGATATGGCTCTTGCTACTGACTTAGCAACTGACTCCCAGTCTGCATTAGGTCTTACAGTTAAAGACGCAGAACAAAACCTTACAAACTTAACTAGAGTTACAGACGTTCTTGTAAAAGCTAACACTTTGGCTAACGCTTCTGTACAACAGTTCTCAGAAGCTCTTACAAACAAAGCAGGTGCTTCTCTTAAGGTTGCTAACAAATCTATCGAAGAAGGTGTAGCAGTCTTATCAGCTTTTGCAGATAGAGGTGTTAAAGGTGCAGAAGCAGGCGAGAAGTTAAACCAGTTACTTAGAGATATACCTAGAGCTACTGCCAAGAACAAAGAGGAGTTTGCAAAACTTAACCTACAAATGTTTGACTCAGAAGGTAAGTTACTTAATGTTGCAGACTTAGTAGAGAACTTAGACTCAGTATTGTCTCCAATGTCTGACGAACTTAAAGCAAGTACCTTAGACCAGTTAGGTTTAAATCGTGGTGTAGCTGACGCAGTTAAAATCTTGTCAGGTGCAGGAAATCAAATAAGAGAATATGAATCTGCTCTTAATGACGCAGGTGGTACAACACAAGATGTCGCAGACAAACAAGTTACATCTTTACAAGGTCAAATAGATATATTATCTTCTAAATTTACAGAGGTTGGTTTAGTACTAATTGATAATCTCAAACCTGCTTTAGAAGGCACAATAGGTTTCTTTGATAAATTACTCTCAAGCATACTTAGTGTTATAGACCCACAGTCTGACTTCAACAAAAAGATTGAAGAAGGTAAACGCATTATGGAAGAACAAGGTATTGCAATCAAGAAATCTGAACAATCTTATGATAAATATAATGTTGCAATAGACAGTACAGAAGCAAGTGAGAGCGATTTAATTAGAACACATCAAGAGTTTGCCGAAGCTATGAAGTTCCAAGAAGCAATACAAAGAGACTTGATTGCTAACACACACGAACTAGATAGAGAAACAGGTAACTTAAATAACACTAAAGAAGAATCAATAGAACTTACAGAAGAAGAAATAGAAGCAGAGAAGAAACTTACAAGAGATAGAGCAACGGCAGGATTAGACGCTCTTAGAAGCCTTAATGACGCTTATCAAAATCTAAGAGATATAGAAGAAGATAGATTAGACCTAGTAGATAAAGAAGCTAAAGCATTAACTAATCTAAATAAAGCAAATAAAGATTTAGAAAAAGCCAACAGTAAAGTTGAACAAGCTAAAGAAGATTTTAACAGAGTATCAGGTCTTGGTGCAAAAGTAACTAACGAAGAATCTTTAGCAATTGCTAGACAAAGAGAACAAATATCAGAACTTGAAAAAGTAGAAGAAAAATCTGAGATACAAAAACTACAATTAGCAGTCGCAAGAGAACGCTTAAATGAATTAATTCAACAGTCAACTGCTATCTCAAGAGAAGAAGAACAAGCCTTAAGAGATATTGAGAGAGCAGAAGAAGATGTTATTAAACAAACTGAAAAACTCAGAGAAGCACAAGATGATTACAGGCAATCACAAGAAGATTTAGCTAAGGCAACTGCCAACTCTACTGAGAACATCTTAGAAATGGCTCTAGCGAAGGCAGAGCTTGACTCAGCTTTAGAAGATTTAAAGTCAGCAGAGAAGTTTAAAGACGGCATAAATGAAATAGTTAGATTGATTGGTGGAGATTTAGATACCTTGACGAATCAATTTAATGCTTTATTTAATCTTGCAGGACGTGAAATTGGTAATCAAGGCTTACCACCAACCGAGAATAAAGTTATAGATGATATTGTTGAAGCAGTTGCAGAAGATACTATTGCACCTACAACACCACCAAGAAAATTTAATAGCTTAGGTGTACAGGAATTTGCTGATAATCTTGACCCACTAACACAAGGAATTATAGGAACAGGTGGTGGTAGCAATACTGTAATAACAGTAAACACAGGTGCATTACTTGGAAGCACAACTGATGTAGAGTTAGCCGTAATAACTGCTTTAGAACAAGCAAAGCGTAAAGGTATTACAGTAGCTATATAATGAGTGCCAATTTTGATTCCAATGTTTCCTTAACTCTACAAGTAGCTTTTGATTCTGAGCCTTTTGATGAATCACAATCATATACAGATATAACAACTTACCTTAGAGCTTTTACAACTAGACGAGGACGAGCCAACGAGATTGGAGAGTTCGTTGCAGGTACAATGAGCTTTTCAGTATCAAACGCTGACAATAGATTTAATCCTAACAATACTTCTAGTCCTTATTATGACTCAGGTAATGCAAGAACAAAGATACAACCACTTAAAAGAGTGCGTATGTCTGCTACTTATGATTCAACAACCTATGTTATTTACGAAGGTTTCTTACAATCTATTCCTGTAAAGTTTATCTCAGAAGGTGCAGACTCTATTGTTACCTTTACTTGTGCTGACGCATTCAAGATATTTCAGTCTGCACAATTAGACGGTATCGGTTGGCGTTTAGGTCAAGCAGGTTTTTCAGAGTTAGGAAGTTCTACACGTTTAAGTTATGATGACGAACAAGAATTATCTTCTGCAAGAGTTACAAGAATCTTGGACGCTATTGGTTTTCCAAGTAACAGGAGAGATGTTCTTACTGGAACAAAACAAGTTATTGTACAACCAATATCAACAAATGTGCTTACAGGATTAAGAGAATGTGAGACTGCTGAGAATGGTCAATTCTTTATTTCTAAAGACGGTAAAGCAACGTTTAGAAATAGAGATTACAAACTATCAAACACTAAAGCAGTCAATGTTCAAGGTACGTTTAGTAATGACGGTAGTAACTTACCATACACGAACGTCTCTACTTCCTTTGATGACAACGAGATTATCAATGTTTATGAGTGGCAGAGAAGTGGTGGTACGACACAATACAAAGCTGACGCTGATTCTGTACTGAGATACAGACCTAAAGAGAGTACAAAGACAACAATTAACATTAATGATTCTGATGTTTTATCAATCATTGAGCAGAAGATTGCTGAAACTTCCTTACCAATTTTAAGAATAGATACTTTATCTGTTAACCCTAGAGAGAATACTTCTCTTTGGGAACAAGTTTTAGGACGGGAGTTTGGAGATAGAATATCTGTTAAGATAGTTAATGTTGACGGTAGTAGCTTTACTGATGAACTTTGGATAGAATCAATAACGCATACTGTAAACGCAAGTAATCAAAGTTGGGATTGGACTGCGACATTAAGTCCTGCAGGAAGCTCGGCTTGGATATTAGGACAAGCGAAACTTGGAGAAGGAACAAGGTTAGTTTATGCTTAGTAAAAAGGAGAATTTATAAATGGCAGGCTTTAAAGTTTGGACAACAGGAGACTTAGTAAACGCTTCTGATTTTAACTCATACCTACAAGAACAGGTCATCATGCGTTTTGCTAATGCAACTGCAAGAGACTCAGCAGTCAGTTCAGCAGAAGAAGGTATGTTTTGTTTCTTAGCAGATAGCAATACCCTACAATTTTATAATGGCTCATCTTGGGCTTCCTTTATAGGAGAGGGCGACATAACAGGAGTAACAATAACAACTGCTTCTACATCAGGTCTCTCAGGTGGTGCA